TACAATATTGCAGACCAAAGTTGCCATCGCTATACTAACTTTTAGTAATTGAAGGAGTATATGGAAACCAAGCAATAATCATCCGGCGATCGTGGTAATTATAATCCTGCAATCGGTAATGATATTCGGTCTATATGTGGATATTTATAGGAAGAAGAAGATATGGATAAGGTGGGGGAAAAAATGATTAAGCGCGCAGGAACAAAATGTATAAAGATATTTGAACCAGATGAAAACTACGAGCAGGGGACACGGGATGAAGTAGTAGGCATGATAAAATTCAAAGGCAAGATAGTTATCGCTACCAAACACGGGGTATATATTTATCCGAAAGGAGAAAAGCTCAAACCATGAAACGCTCAATCAGTATAAAAGACAAGAAAATCGCTGTTCTTGAATTGGAGAATAAAATCTTGCAACAGAGAAAGGATATATACGAAATCGCACTATTAAAGGTGATTGCGTCAAGAATAGATAAGCCAACAAAGGGATGGGAAATAGGAGATAAAATATGGGAAACAATAAAAAACGCATTCAAATAGGATTAAAAACCGACAACAAAGAAATCCTTAATAGCCGGGCCGTTAAAAAGTGGCTGAAATACTGCAACGACAAAGCGAACAAAATTGCCAAAGATGAAAAATGGCTTGAGAAAATCACTTACGCCGCAACCATCGGATTGCCGATATATATGGGTAGAGATGGGAAGATGAAAGTTGTAGAGGATTTATACGGTAAAAGTCCTGCGATGAACGCGCTGAAAGATATGAAGATTTATGATAAATTTATTAAGAGAGGTATCTAATTGAAAAAACCTAAAGACAAGGGATATAATGATAAGGAAGCTGAGTTTTATAGTCTGGCTGCACTATTAGGATCATACCATATCAGCAGTAAAGCAATGTTATATATGCTTCATAGATTCTTCTTAAACAAGACCTACCGGGAAATAGCGAAAGATTATGGAGTAAGAAAGCAAGCCCCGCATTCAGTTGTTACCTACCATATTAAAAAAATCCGTTTATTGACTAAATAAAAATTGTGGTGTAAACTCGTAAGCAAGGAGAAGCTAATGACTAATCCTGAACGGGAGCTTGAGCGTGCGGTAACGGCCCGTTGAATAATTCGCAACTGCACCCAAATTAGGAAGATATGAAAAAAAAGAAGTCTAAAGGTAGACCCACCGTTTATAAGCCAGAATTCTGCACCATCCTTGTCGACTATTTCTCTTACGAACATTTTACCATCAAAGATATGACTATTACTAAATCCGATGGCACTATTATTGATAAGACTGAACGGGAAGCTGCCCCGCCTTTGTTTCTATCGGGCGCAGCTAAGATAATAGCTGAACACGTTTACCCGGGTGAATTAACAAGACAGATAAAATTTCGAGCTTCTTATAGAGATACTTTCAATGATTGGGCTAAGAAGTTTCCAGATTTTTCCGACGCCTTAAAGACAGCTAAAGAGTTGGAAGTAGAGAGGATACGAACAAATGGTCACTTAGGGCTTTATAACTGCGCCTTTTCAATATTCACTCTAAAAAACATAGCTGGCTGGCGTGATACTCAAGAAGTTAAACATTCCGGCGAAGTGGAATTTGCCCTCGCTGATAAAATAAAGCAGGCTCGATTAAGGACAAATGGCAAAGAAGAAAAGTAATATCAAATCTGACGATCCAAATATTCAACTTATAGACGATATGGCTTCAATGTCAAAAGACCCCCTTAAGTGGGTTATGTATTCCTTTGAATGGGGCAAGAGTGAGCTTCAAGATTTTGACGGCCCGGATGAATGGCAGAAGAAGGCTTTAATTGAGATTAGAGATGGGTTAAAGGCTCCGATACAAGTTATTCAAGAAGCCACCGCCTCAGGGCATGGTATCGGAAAAAGCGCGCTTGTAGCGTGGCTTATTCTGTGGTCGTTATCCACCTTTGAAGATACTCGCGGCATAGTTACAGCGAATACTGAAACTCAACTTAAAACTAAGACATGGGCTGAACTTGCTAAGTGGTATCGTCTATTCATAGCGAAACATTGGTTCACCCTTACCGCAACAGCAATCTATTCCGTTGACCTTGAGCATGAAAAGACGTGGCGCTTTGATATGATACCTTGGTCTGAGCATAAGACTGAAGCCTTTGCCGGCATGCACAATAAGGGCAAGAGGATAGTGATAATATTCGATGAGGCTTCCGCTATCCCTGACGTTATATGGGATGTTACTCAAGGGGCCTTAACCGATGAAAATACAGAAGTATTATGGCTTGTATTCGGAAATCCTACCCGTAATACAGGACGATTCTTTGATTGCTTTGGTAAGAACAGGCATCGCTGGAAAATCCGTCAGATAGATTCAAGAACAGCTCGGATGACCAATAAGGGTGAAATACAAAAGTGGATTGAAGATTACGGCGAAGATTCTGATTATGTCCGGGTGCGTGTTCGTGGGGTATTCCCAAACGTATCTGATAAACAGTTTATCCCATCTTCTTATGTGGAAGCCGCGAGAAATAAGAACATAGGGATATATGAGTTTCAATTCGCCGCCAAGATAATCGGCGTTGATCCCGCGTGGGGAGGAGATGATGAGATAGCTTTTGTTTTAAGACAGGGCAATGCGGCGAAGATACTCGCTACTTATCGAGGCATTAAAGACGATTTCGTAGTAGCGGGATATTTGGCGAAGTTTGAGGATGATGAAAAGGCTGACGCTGTATTTATTGACTTAGGATATGGCACGGGTATCTACTCAGCCGGGAAACAATTAAAGAGAAATTGGATACTCGTTCCTTTTGGCGGCGCTTCAAGCGATGTCGGGTTCTTGAACAAACGAAGCGATATGTGGAATCAGGTAAAGAATTGGCTTAAAGACGGCGGCTCAATACCTAATGACCCTATTCTATGTTCTGAATTAACAAACCCTGAATACTATGTTGTTATGCATGGCCCGCAAACAGGCAAAATCAACCTTGAATCAAAAGAGGATATGAAAAAACGCGGGCTTGCTTCGCCGAATAGAGCTGACGCCTTAGCGTTAACATTCGCTTTACCTGTTGCGGCAAGAAGTAAGTTCGCTGATCTACCCGGATATAGCAACCTCGAATTCGCCAACGCAGGTATGGCTTACAGTCCGTTGAAAGGGAAGTAATGGTAGTCGTCCGCGAAGACGATGATAAGAAAGTAATAGCCTACGCCGAATATAGGCTTGTCGATGAGAAGGGCAATGAAGACCCTAAAGGACTTTACGCGTGGATAAACGATGTGTGGGTGCATAATGATTACAAAGCTAAGGACAAGTTTAATGAGATACTCGAATACTTTATCGTTTCAGAGTGGGCAAGATTTCCACACGTTCAGTACATCTATTGGACGCGCGGCAAATACAAAAAGAGAATGTCATTGTATAGCGTAAAAAAAATAACAAGGAGGGGTTTTTATGGGAGGTCCGAAGAAACAAGATTACACAGTACCACCACCGCCGGCACCGGCACCTATACCGCAGCCGTCTGAGATAAGTCCTCAGGTAGCGGAGCAGAAGAGAGCGAGAGTGGCGGCGATGAGATTTGGTCTTCTCTCGACCGTAAAAACGGGGCCGGGGGGCGTGACAGGCGCAGGCCCAGAGCTTAGTCCGACGGGAGCAACTGGCAAAAAGTTATTAGGGAGTTAGTTAGTTTATGCTAAGTAGAGGTTCTTTTGTAAAAGACCACCTTGAACATAAAATACCCTTAAGTCGCGGAGGAACTAACAAAAGAGAAAACTTAGATATAGCCTGCGAATATTGTAATTGTAGCAAAAATAATAAAACAGTTGAAGAATTTTTACTATGTAAGGGAGCTGAATATGCCGATAAGTGATAAGGTTTTGAATACAAGACAAGAACATTCTATGGATAGGCGACCTTATGAGAAACGTTTTGGATACATCAAAGCGGAGTTTAATAAATGGGTACCAGCGCTAAGGGAGTTATCTATATATTTGAATCCTTGCAAGGGTTCGTTTGATAGTATTCCAAATAGTGGAAAGAAACTTGACCACACTCAACTTATCGACTCCCACGCCCGTCGTGCAATAAGAGATTTAGCAAGCGGTATGATTTCAGGTCTGACTTCGCCTTCAAGGCCGTGGTTCAGATTAGGTTTACCCGATAAAGACCTTGAGAAATATAAGCCCGTCAAAGAATATCTTGATGAGTGCGCTCTGCGTATGCACTCTGTTTTGGCCGACTCAAACGCTTATGAAGGCTTGCACTCAGGCTATGAAGAAATAGCCACCTTCGGCACATCGGCGATGTTAATGCTCGACGATTACAGAGATATAGTCCGTTTCCGCAATTTCACCGCTGGAGAGTACTTCTTAGGGCAGGGGCCGGATAACCGAGTGGATACCTTCGGCAGGCAGTATTGGATGACTGTAGGGGCGCTGGTAAAGGAATTTGGCATAGAAAACTGCTCACCTCAGGTAAGAGTGTCCTATAACGAACATAACACCGAGAAGTGGATTAAAGTCAACTTTCTGATAGAAACTAACGATACTAGAGTTATAGGATATAAAGACTTCCGCAATATGCCATTCAGGTCGGTCTATTGGGAAGACGGTTCAGAGCAGAATACCTTTTTAAGGATACACGGCTTCGAGGAGTTTCCTATTCTCGCACCGAGATGGGGAACGACCACGAGTGCTGATATATACGGCAGAAGTCCGGGATGGGATGTCTTGGGTGATGACAAGATGTTACAGACCATGCAGATACAGAAGTTAATCGGTCTTGACAAGATAACTAACCCACCCATGCAGTGCGACGCTTCGGTGCAGGGCGCAGTAAATACTTTGCCGGGAGGAATAACGAGGTTCTCAAATCTAACACCTAATGCTGGATTGAAGCCTGCATATCTGGTGGACATTGACATTAACGCGCTCCGTGAAGATATACTCGAAGTTAAGAAGGCTCTCGACGACGCTTTCTTTAGAGACCTTTTTAAGATGATGATTGATATAGACAGGAGTGGGGTTACTGCGACCGAGATTGCGGAAAGACAATCCGAGAAACTCAATATGTTAAGTCCTATCATAGCGAAGCTGAACAACGACCAGAACAAGCCTCTTATAGATAGACTTTATAATATGATGGAACGCACAGGGCAACTGCCTGAATTAGATGACGATGTTAAAGAACTCGTCGGCGGTATGCAGATGAAGGTTACATACGTTTCGGTATTCGCTCAGGCGCAGAAGATGATCGGTATAACGGCCCTTGAACAAGCTGTCAACTTCATTGGTGGCTTAGCAAAGGCCGACCCTGCTGTGTTAGACAACATAGATTTAGACCAGACCGCTATCATATACGCTGACTCAATAGGCGTTCCGGCTAAGATAATGAACGACCCGACGATTGTGGCGGCTAAGCGTAAAGCAAGAGCTGACGCGCAGGCGAAGGTGGATGAGGCTAATGCGATGAGCCAGATGGCGGAAGGGGCCGCTAAGGCCGGAGTTGCCGCTAAGAATTTGGGCACGACACCAATGGGTGGCGACTCGGCACTCGATCGTGTCCTGTCGGGCGTGACGGGGCGTCAATGAAATCCTTAATTCGTTTTTTATGGCGTATATGTCCTCACGAGTGTGATAAGAAGATTGTTACCGAGAAGCGCGGGGTTTATTCTTATACATTAACGCACTGCTCTTTGTGCGGGAGATACTCAGGCAAATGAGTTTCTATGATACGGAATCTAAATTAAAGCAAGCGAAGATAGATAAAGAAGATAAGTACGCTAAACTTCGCAACACAGCAGATTTACAGAAGCTCCTAAGGCTCCCGGAGTTTCGCAGGTTCGTATGGAATATGTGGAGCGATACGGGGATATTCAGAGATCCCTTTCAACAGAACGCAATGCTGATGTCCCGCGAGTGCGGGGCGCAGAGCGTAGGCAAGAAGTTATTAGCCGACATTAACGACGCTGATGTTAATGCTTTTGGACAAATCCAGCGTGAGTTCATTTCTGAGGCTAAATCAAAAGAAGCCTTAGAGCAAAAAGAAAGTGAGGATACAAAGAATGGCTGATCCTATTAAAACGGCGGAGCCTGTAGTAGATCCAAAGGTGGCTGATCCGATAGTTGACCCAAAGGTCGCGCCAGCAGAAGATGTAAGTCTTATGGATACGGCGGCTAAAGAAACTAAAACCGCAGAGGATACAGAGAACAAACGCATTCTAGAAGCAAAGGACGAAGACCTTAACGAAGCCGACAAACTTAAAAAAGCGGAACTCGTTAAGGCGGGTAAGGAAGCAGAAGCAAAGAACATAGTCCCTGAGAAGTATGAGTTTAAGGCCCCGGAAGGATTTACTCTCGACCTTGAAAAAGTCGATAAGGTATTCATTCCGATAGCTAAGGAACTCAAGCTCACTCAGGAAGGAGCGCAGAAGTTGGTCGATATGTATGCCGGAATAGTTAAGTCGAGCATTGAGACGCAGGCTGAGGGCTATAAGACTTTCGTTGAAGGGCTTAAAGCTGAGACTATCAAGGAATTAGGCGCGGAGTACAAGAAGGAATTGGCGTTCGCGGCTAAGTCGAGAGATAGGTTCGCTTCACCTGAACTCATTGAGAAACTTAATCAATCGGGTTTATCTAACGACAAGGATATGGTGAAGTTGTTTATCGCCATAGGCAAAGCGGTTAGTGAGGACAAAGTAGTAGATGGTAAGTCGGCTCTTGATGGCAAGAAGTCGGCTGAGGAAATATTGTTTCCAAGCGCAGTTAAAAAATAAGGGGAGGTTACAATGACATTGTTAGCGAACAACCTTTCGCTACTTGACGTAGCGAGGCGCATTGACCCGGATGGAAAAGCCGCGGCAATCGCTGAGGTAATGCATCAGTATAATGAAGTTCTTGAGGACATTCCATTCGTTGAAGGTAATTTACCCACAGGTCATAAGTCGACCTTGAGGGCTTCTCTACCTACTCCGACATGGAGGCTCTTAAATCAGGGCGTTGTAAGAGTGAAAACCACCACGAATCAGATCACCGATACGTGCGGTATGATGGAGAACTACTCCGACATAGATAAAGACCTGGCTTTATTGAACGGTAATACCCAACAGTACAGGATGCAGGAAGATAAGGGTATCATCGAGGGTATGTCGCAGGAATTGACCACGACTCTTGTATACGGTGACACAGACGTATATCCTGAGAAATTCGTCGGTCTTTCTCCGAGATACTACACAATAGCGGGTTCAGCGACTTCCGGCAACATAATCAACGCGGCAGGCTCTTCGGCTCTCACGTCGATATGGCTGGTTGGATGGTCAACGGATAAGGTGTTCGGTATTTATCCGAAGGGTTCACAGGCCGGTCTGATTCAGCAGGACCTGGGCGAAGAGACGGCTCTTGACACCAATGGGAACCCATATCAGGCGTACAGGACGCACTATCAGCAGAAGGTCGGGCTTGTAGTGGCGGATTGGCGCTATGTAGTTCGTATCTGTAACATCGATACGACAGCTCTTCAGACTGCCGGTGATGTATCTGATACCTCGGCTAACATCATAAAGATGATGTCAATAGCTCTGGATAAGGTACCGCCATCCGGTGCAACGAAGTTAGCGTTCTATTGCAACAACACGGTGAAGTCGATGCTTCGCGTGAAGATGATGTCAAGGTCGAACACTTGGATTACCTTGGAGAACTTACAGGGCGCGGGCGGAATCACAAGGCCGACCCTTTCGTTCATGGGTTATCCGGTCAGGAGAATTGACGGTATTACAAACGCTGAAACAGCGGTAGCGTAAACGTAGTTAAAAAAGAAAAGGAGACGAACATGTATATAGATTCTCAGTTAGAGTTTGATGACAATGATGCTCATCTGACTTCCACAGCGTCAACGGATTATGTTGATACTTTGGTAGCGGCGGATGCCATTACCCCTGGAGCGAGGGTGTTAGCGAAAATCTCCACGGCTTATGTTGATGCCGGCGGTGGGACGATCATAACAAAGCTTCAGACTTGTGCAGAGAGTGGATTCGGTTCGCCGACTACTCTTCTCACCGGCCCGACGATTACCATAGCGGCTGGTGCGGCTACGGCGGCAGGTGCGGTTGGAGTAACGCTGTTGGATGGCGTAATACCCGCTGGGGTATTGAGGTATCTAAGGGTGTATTATACTCTTAGC